CGATCGCGTTAGGTTAAGTGTATTACCATTTACTCCAGCTACGATTCGCCTGGTTACTGGTAACCCTGGTGGATCACCTGGTTTGACCAATTATGGGTGCACGAAAACTGAATCACAGGTCAGGGCGCTTGAGCGTGGTATCGAAACTCTGAGGCGAGAAAAGAAGCCTGAACCATGCTTGGCTTTCAAGCGTACTCAGTTCAACGACAAAACGAGACTGATATGGGGTTATCCATATTCAATGACCGCTGTCGAAGGGCTAATTGCTTCGCCTCTCAATCAGATGTTTAAAGGTGGGTGTACACCGATGGCTTTTGCCATGCCATCCGGAGCTCTTGGTGCTAAACTAAGAGTGGCAAGTTACCATAATGAGTGGGCATATTCCTTAGATATGTCACGATTTGATGCCACTATAAGTAGTACACTCATACACGTAGCCTTCAAAATACTGAGAACTTGGTATGATGAAGACGAAGTGGAACCAGTTACAGGTGTAACTGTTCGCGAGATCTTCCGGCTCGTGGAGAAGTATTTTATATACACACCGATCGTCATGCCTGATGGCAATATCTATTACGGTAAGGATCATGGAGTTCCAAGTGGCTCATTCTTTACTCAGATGGTTGACTCGATCGTTAATGTGATCGTTGGAGGCACAATCAGTGCAAGGTTTCATCTTGGTGTCTCCAGAAGAGAGATATTCGTTCTAGGTGATGATCTAATGTTATGGTCATCCCGTAAGGTTGATCTGGATGTCATCTCAAAATATGTTAATCAACGATTAGGTATTAAACTTCATGGATCTGAAAAGTCAAGGATCTACCATTATAATGAGATAATTCATTATCTTGGGCGTGACTGGAACAATGGCATGCCAGACTTGGATGAGGATGAAATTCTGAAGCGTATGGTTTACCCTGAGTCATTCAGGAAGTATGCTAAGGATCCGGTTGAGGCAGAAAGACAACTTCACATGATGTTACTGTCTTATGCTGGAACTTATCGAAGTGCTTGGAGGATCGCTTACAATGCTATTGACCCGAGTGGACGTAATATTCATCGAGGATGCGCGAATACTGACGTGCAAACTTATATCTATGAGGGACAGCGGGTCGAACTCACACCAGCATTCTTTAGTGGCTTAATGCGCTTTCTAATGCGTGAGGGTTTGATTGGGAATCCGTCTGATATTCCAAACACAGCTATGCAATACTGGCTTTAAGAAGAGCTGCCAGGTCTCTTCACGTGGGTGTTCC